CAAACACTTTCAGTTGAATTACGATATGGGCTTGTACAAACGTGCAGATGTTTGTATGCCTGTTCTTCGTAAGTTGACGGATGGTGTTGTTCTTATGTTACTTGGCAATGCATCGGCTCGTGCACAAGATACAACTCTTAATCTTGGTGATAGTAAAGTTTGGCTTCGTGAAGGACTGGTATATTCCTTGAATACAACAGCTGGTGACTGTGGAGCGCCAATCATTCTGCAAGAGACTCGATGTCTCCGAAAGATTGCTGGTATCCATGTCGCAGGCGCGAATTCTGGAACAGAAAGTTTTGCACAATCTGTGACCCGCAAGGATCTAGAACGTGCTCTCACTGGCTTTAATGATACTATCATTACTGATTATGATGAGGATTCCAACATCACAACAACACTAACTGAGTTGGAAATGAACACTGAAATCACCATTGATGACTATGTCGCGAAATTGAGTCTTCCCGCTCGTACTTTCGCATGGATTGGTAGGGCAGTATCGGCTCCCTTTACTCCCTCCAAGACGGAGATTGTGCCATCAATGTTGCATGGATGTGTGGTGGAACCCACCACCAAGCCTGCGATTCTTTATGATCGTGATGTGAACATGAAGCATAAGAATCTGAGCAAATGTGCAATCAATACCCCATTCGTGGACCCGGAATTGATTGATGCTGCTGTGAATGACTATGAAGCTGTATTGTTCACTGGACGCAGGCCAGAGTTGACGAGAGTGTTAACCTTTGAGCAGGCTATCTCTGGCGACTCAGAAACCTCAACGTACTTGGGCTCTATCAATCGTTCAACTTCACCAGGAATGCCATGGGTGCTAACGCGTAAAGCCGGCACTAAGGGCAAAACTGGTTGGTTGGGCGATGATGAGTACATCTACAATGAGGAGGTACGAGAAGCTGTAGAACACCGACTCGAAAAGGCGAAACAAGGAGTCAGAGTTTTAACAACGTGGACAGATACTCTGAAAGATGAACGTCGACCAATCGCCAAAGTGAATGAAAAGAGAACTCGTGTGTTCTCTTCAGGCCCTATGGACTACACTATTCTGTTTCGGATGTTTTTTCTGTCTTTCGTAGCTCATGTTATGGAAAACAGGATTGACAATGAACAATCAGTGGGAACGAATGTGTGGGGTCCAGANTGGGGCAAGACTGATCGAAAGTTGCGAAGCAAGGGGAAGAAGGTCTTCGCTGGTGACTTCAAGGAGTTTGATGGTCGCCTTAATACAATGATAATGGAAAGGTTTGTTGGGTGTGTGAACCGTTTCTATAATGATGGAGAAGAAAATGCGCGAGTCCGGCGTGTCCTTGCCC